TTAAAAGAACAACTATCACATGACTTACAAAAAGAACTTATATCACTGGATAAAGCACAAATTAGCCTTAATGCTGAAGAAGCGAAGAACGGGAACTGGTTTGTATCGTCATGGCGACCCTGCATTGGATATGTTTGTGGGTTTAGTCTTTGCACTCATTACATTATCTTGCCTATCGCAACTTGGATAGCTGTAGTTAGCGGAACTGATTTACAACTTGAAAAACTTGAGTTTGATTTTTCGCAACTTACTACAATTCTTTTATCCCTTCTTGGGATGTCATCACTTAGAACAGCAGAGAAGTTCAGAGGAGTTCATAACAAATAATATGTACGATAAAGTAAAAGAAATGCTAGTTAGGCATGAGGGGGTTGTATGTACTCTTTATCAATGTAGCCAATCGCGGTGGACGATTGGAGCAGGAAGGAACTTGCAAGATAGAGGTATTACAGAAGAAGAAGCCATGTATCTACTTGATAACGACATCAAAAGAGTTATGAGCCAACTTGATGAATACTGGACTGTTTGGCGTAGCTTTCCTGAAAAGGCACAGCTTTGTTGTGTTGATATGACATTCCAAATGGGTATCAAAGGGTTTATGGGTTTTAGAAGGACAAGAGCCTTAATGGAGATGGGGATGTGGTTAGAAGCATCAGAAGAATTATTAGACAGCAAATATGCTATACAAACTCCAAACAGGGCAAATTACAATTCACGACAACTAGCACTTTGTACTAAAGATGGCAAAGAAAACATCGGAAGACCACCAAAGTAATTCAAGACTTGGTGCTTTGGGAGAATCCTTAGTACAAACATTCTTATTGGAATACGCTGACTTTTGCTATTCAACCCAAGAAAAACATCCCGCAGATTTAATGGTAGAATTTGCCAATGCAAAATACACAGTCCAAGTCAAAAGCAGAAGAGAATCCAAAGAAGGCAAATATACTTTTGCATCTGAAACATCAAGAACAATGTCAGAGACTTATAAGAACTATCATTGTGATATTCTTGCTTTCGTTTTCTTTAGCCAAGAACATAAGCGAATTATCTTCAAACCAAATACTACTTCGCAAACTTACTTTACCTTTGATAAAAAGATAATTACCCCAAACCTAGAAATAGATTCCTTACAAGAAACCTTAGATACACTTAGCCAAGTGCCAGTTCTTAATCCTTTAAAATAAATTAATTATTTCCTATATTTATATATACATTTTCATTTATGTATGCATAATAGGTAGTATGTTAAATAAAAGTAAGGAGTTAAATAACATGAATAAACAAAAAAATTATCAAGATATACAAAGAAAATATATCAAATTATGTCTTGGCGATATAGTTGTTAATTTACATAACGAAAATGCAAAACCTTTAAATAAAACTGAAATAAAATGTTTAGTGAGTTTTTTTTGGAGTATTTGTAGAAATAAAAAATGGGCATTAGAAGGTATGTGGATGTCAGGTAGCAATTATGCAATTAATAGAAAAACAAACATTGCTTTTATGGCTGATTATGTAGGCAATAAATGGTCTACATATTGCAAATTAAATGAAAAGCTAAATATATTTTATATAGATAGTTATGACTATGGCACACAAGATGCATGTGTAACTTTAGGCAATACAGCTTTAGAAAATATAACTAAGGATATGTATAAGGAACTAGAAGATTTATATGCAAGTGAAGATTCAGATAAGGTGTGTGCATAATGACTAGATACACTTTAGAAGTAAAACTACCTAGCTTAGGCTGGGTAGTTGCCATTAAGACTAGCGACTTGGTTTTTGCATTTAGCAAGATGGGTAGATTAAAAAGACAAGGCCACAAAGTAAAACTAATTAAAACGAGGGGGAAGTAATGGAAAGATTTGCAGAAAGATTTGATGATGCTTTTTATATTTGGGAAGACCATATAGAAGGCATAGACAAACCAGTTCTTTGGGAATACAAAAACAGGGATAAGTGTTTTTACCAGTACCCTATGTATAGAAGGTCAGATTACAAAATACTGGTTCAGCTAACTAAAGAGCAAAGGAAGATAGCCTTAGACTTCTTGGATGCGTTACATGCACCTTTGAATGAAGAGACTAGGAAACATAACAACGAGAAGGCTAGGCTGAGGAGATTGAAGTAATGGAATATGTAATCATGTTAATAGTGGGATATATATCTTGCTTAGTAATACTAATGGCGATTGAGTCAGATAAAAGGAGAGATAAATGGAAGTAGTATTTAATATATTAGGTGGCGGAGAAATCCGCCTACCCAAGAGAGAGGTCAGAGGTTATTACAAAAATCCTTTAACTGGTGATACTTTAGTACAGGTTGGCAATGATGAACATAAGGTCAGAGAGTCTTTGACTGAGATAGCTTACCTTATGGGTATAGTGCAATGATTGAAGAGCTAAAAGAATACCAGTCTCAGCAACGTGGCAAAGCATGGGTGTTTAAAGATATACCTAACAAAGACTATCATGCAGGTGTTGGTGTTAGCAGTAGTTTTATTAGAAGGTTTGGTGAATCACAGTTACATGCAATAAAGCATCAACAAGAAACAACACCAGCCATGCGGTTTGGAACTGCAGCACATTCATTGCTTGTAGAGGGTCAGGAAGCATTTGATAAAGAAGTTTGGGTTATAAGTGGCTCACCTTATACAAAAGCATATAAAGAAGAAAAGACTGAACAGGAAGCTCTTGGATATATTGTATTAAAAGAAGATGATGCAAGTGTCATATTTGATATGAAAAAAAACATGATCTATGAAGGTAATGCATATCTTGATGCTAAGGGTAAAGTGGCTGAGTCTAGCTTTTACTGGTATGAGGATGATGTCTTGTGTAAGTGCAGACCTGACTTAATATGCCCACCTTTAGATAATCCTAATTCTAAAGATCAGATAGTTATAGTGGACTACAAAACTACACAATCAGTTGAGCCTTACACTTTTGCTAAGTCAGTTAAAAAGTTTAGATATGACTTACAAGCTGCATACTATAGACGTGGTATGGAAGCTGCTGGATATAAGGTTACTGACTTTATGTTAGTAGCTCAAGAGAAGACTTATCCTTATGCATCTAAAGTATTTAGAATGACAAAAGAACAGATGGACTTTGGTTGGTCAATAATGGAAAGCTACTTAGAGGACTTTAAAGAATACAAGAAAGGTAAGCCTTTAAGTATTTATAATAGTGCTAATGTTATTGATTTGGTGTTGTAGGTAAGGGCAAATAGATAATGAGAGTATTTAGAGTATGGAGAGTTTATCAAATGCCCTTATGGATAGTATAAGGTTTTTAACTAAAGATGTAATAAATGCTTTGCTTTATTATCAAATAAATTTTAATATAAATATGGAGAGTCAAAACAATGGATGAGAAAAACAAAAAGGCACTTTGGATTCCTGAAGAGCTACACAAAGACATTAAAATCTTTGCAATAGAAAATAACTTAACAATAGAACAAGCCAGTCAGATGCTAATTAAACTTGGTATGGTGACTTATGAAGCAGAGAAAGGCTATGACTCAGTATAAAGACATTGTAGAGCTGCAAAGACTAAAGCTAAATAAAGAAAGAGATGAGTGGTATATCCATGTAAACAATGGTGCTGGTTATACTGAGGTAAAACAAGGTAACACTTTAACCATTACTTATCACGATACTGGTAAAAAGGAGATCATAGTAAATGCCAATTAACAGCAGAACAAAAGGTGCAGCTTTTGAAAGAGTGATTTGCAAAAAGATTAATACTTATCTTGCATCTAAAGGTAGCACTGAGACTGTTAAAAGAAATTTAGATCAATATCAAACAAAAGGCATGGCTGACATTTATTGGGGTAACTTAGCAATAGAATGTAAAAGATACAAAGGTAATGGCAGAAGCGATGTATTTAAAAACGACTGGTGGAATCAAGCAGTAGAGAGTGCTAACGATAACTTAATACCAGTATTAATTTATAAGTATGACAGACGCAAAATTATGTGTGTGATACCTCTATATCTAATGGAGAGTGGCTATAAAAAGAATTGGGAACAATACTATATGTGTCCGCTATCAGAAGTATGTGAGAGGTTAGATGAAGTCGTACAAAAGGCGAATGGACTTAAATAGTTATTTATTTGAGGAAGATTTTGAAGAGTTTTGTAGGAGTTCCTACAATAAAATCCAAGTTGCATGTGAATTCTTAGGAATCATAAACGATGAGGATTATGAGGGTTTTAAGGAAAGGTGTTATACCCAACTTGAAACTGATTATATAAACAGTATCGAAAATTTAACGATACATTAAATGGAGAAAAATAATATGAGTATTCTTGGAGGTATGAGTAGTACCGAAAATAAACAGCAGATTTACTTAGGATTCAAAACAATGGGTCAGAAGTTTTATGCTAATGGTGAAACTGAGGTTGATGTTAAATATCTACAGCTAGACCCTGAAACTTTTAAATCAGGATGGGGTAGGTACACAAAGGCTGATGGTTTTGAATATAAATGGGATAGTAAATTCACTGTTCCTGAGAAAAGACCTAGTGAGGAATGGAAAAGAGCCTTTTCTTGTTGGGTAATGCCACATGGTGCAGAGCATCCCTATTTATGGCAAAGGTTTTCTTTTGCTGAAACTAGTGCATTTGACAAGTTGCTTGATTTGTTTTGGCATGATGTAGCCAACAATGTAGGCAAATTGCCAGTAGTAGAGTTTACTGGTTCAAAGATAATACAAGTTGGCATGGGTAGTTCATCAGAGCTTTCATTTAAGTTTAGTAAATGGGCTGATAGATTTGATGGCAATGTAGTACCTGACTGGTATATAGACCCTGATGCACCAGCAGATGATGATTTTGTATCACCAAATGAAGGTCTTGCAGATAAAGTGAATGACATGATAGTTAAAACATCTGAGCTATCTGACGATGATATTCCTTTCTGATGCAGTCTGTTGATTGGGTAAAAATAGCACCTGAAGTTGCCAAGCAGCTTCTAGGTGAGCCAAAGAGTATCTCATCTACAGAAATGAGATGGGGTACTCATGGCAGTATGGTTCTCAACCTAGAGAAAGGCACTTTCTATACATTCGAAGGTGGCTTTGGTGGTGGGGTTGTAGAGCTTATTAAATACATGAATGAAGATGTAACAACAATTTTAAAACAGTTTGGTTATGATCAAGCATTGTCCTCTGACTCCTTACTCAGTGTTAGTGTGACTCCCCCAAATGGCATTAACAAGGGCAATGCAAGATCATTTGATAGAAAACAGATGGCAGACCTTTTAAAACAAGCAGTTGTGGCGTTGCAGTACGCTAATGACTTTTGGGTTATGAGGTTTCCTGACGGGCATCATATAAAGCAAAAGTATGCACCATTTATAAAGAACATTGATGGTTCTTGGTCAATGAAAAGACCTGAAGGGGATATGCCAATATATTTTAAAAACACTGAAGAGCATAAAGATAAACCTATAGTCATTTGCGAAGGTGAAAAAGCTTTATTAGGTGCAGAAAAGATATATGAAGGCGATTGTGTTACTTGGCATGGTGGGGTAAATAGTTGGGAGAAGGCTGATTGGAGTCCAATATACGGAAGAGAGATAATTATTTGGCCTGATAATGATGATGCTGGGAAAAAATGTGCACGAGAATTAAGAGACAAATTAAGAAAACAAAAATGTAAAGTTAAAGTTGTCCAACCACCTGAGAGTTTTAACGATAAAGATGATTTGTGGGATGCTGCTGAAAGGTTGGATTTTAATGAGGATAATACATTTGAATCTTTTATAGATAGTGCACCGCGTTTAAATGCTCGATTTACTAGGGCTGATGCATTGTTAGACCAAGTAGATAATCCTGATTGGTTAATAAAAGACGTTGTAGAAAAAGAATCATTAATGTGTATATTTGGTGCACCTAAAAGTGGTAAGTCTTTTATAGCTATTGACATGGCTGCATCTATTGCTGGTGCTAAAAGTTTTTATGGCAATGAAGCATTTGGACAGCCAGTAATGTATGTATGTGGTGAGGGTCAAAGGGGTGTAAAGCGTAGACTTGCAGCTATTGATCAGGATAAATATAAAAAATTAGCTGGTATACCGTTATATTTGTCAGACAAGGCTTTTAGAATAAATGATACTGATGACTTTGATGCATTAGAGGAAGAAATAAAAGAGATAATTTTAGAAGCTGGTGATTTGGGAATGATTGTCATTGATACTTTTCAGCGTAATTTTTCAGGCAATGAAAACTCAGCAGAGGATGTGGGTAACTTTATTAATAAATTAGATATGCTTATATCTAAATATAAGTGTTGTGTATGTTTAGTGCATCACACAGGACATGGCAATGCATCAAGAGGTAGAGGTTCAAGTGTTATGGGTGCATCGTTAGATTATGAGTTTAAAGTAGAAAGAAAAGATGAGTATGTTACTGGTTTTACAGACGAGCAGATGCTTGTATCTTTTGAGCAGACACTTAATAAAGATGGTCAAGGTATGGCTAAAAAAGACCTGATATTCCATGAAGTGCATCTTAATGGTGCTGGGCTAAATTTAACATCAGGATATTTAAAAGAGACTGAGCATAAGATACAAAAGAAAAAGCAAGGACTTAAACATGCAAAAAAAATAGTGTTAGATGCATTAGAAAGAGAAGCATATATTGCTAATAAAGAAGCACCTGATGAAGAGTGGTTTTTTGCAAAAGATTTAACAGTAAAAGATGCGAATGGTGAAGACAAAGATAATAATACGATTGGTAAGGCTTTAATTTGGCTTAGAGATAATGGGTACGTTAAGTATAATAAACATCTTGGTTATCAATCAGCAGAGTTTTCTAAGCTAGAGCCTAATTTTAACAAGGAATTATGAAGGAACTAACAAGGAATTTACAAGGAATTAATTCCCTGCAAACATATAATAGCAAGGAAGGAAGGGAAATATATCTTAGATATTTCCTTCCCTTCCCTGTTATGTTCCGAGTTTACTTATGAAAACGTATTTAGATGAAACTTTAGAGACAAAGCTAAAAGAGCTTAGAGATTATGAATCTGAAACATATATCAGGTGGGGTAGTAGAAAAAGAATATTTAACATGGTTGGTGTTAGGTTTGAGATAAAGTTTTGCAAAGCTGAGATGTTGTTAAGAGATACAATGCACAATGGTCATGTAAAAAAGAAATTACAAATGGTTGAAATGATGCATAGAGCACTTGATGCACTTAACAAGAAATGTGAAGAGAGTGGTTATACAAGAATACAACCTAATACAAGATGTTTTAACTTTGACAAGAAAACAGCAATAGTTTGTGATACTGATGATGAGAAGCCAATCTTAAACAAGATACATAAAGATGAGCCTGACATCATGATCTTTAGTGTTGAGGAATTACTTAGATGTATCCCAAAAGATTTTATGAAAGCAAAAGAGTTATTGTCTAAGTTAGATAAGACTGTAAATTTTGAAAGGATAAGTTATGACTAAATGGCATGGTGGTAAAGGTAGTTCAAGACGTCCTGAGAATACAAAGAAGTATGAAGATAACTATGAAGCTATTTTTGGTAAGAAAAAGAAAAAGAAAAAGAAAGATGATAGGAAAAGCGATAGATAGATTCTTTGAGTGGTCGTTTCAGAACACTGAAGATAAATTGACAAAAAGGAGTGAA